CGAATCACCATTCAATGACGGTCCGGTTGTTTCAGACCCAGTTGCAGTAGCAGCTGACCCAGTTCAAAAAGCTGAGGCTGAAGATGATACAATGAGTTATTTTGCTAAATTAGCAGCTGAAGCTTAAAGCTTATCTTATGAACCCGTCGAAAGGCGGGTTTTTAAAAAGCTGCACCACCGCCAATTCCACCACCTGGTTTACCTGTCCAAGTTGATACTTCTCTTCCTTTTAGAAAATAATGATAGGATATATTTTGATTAACACTACTATCAACAGTTCCAACATTTGTTACAGATAATGGTACACCATTTAATCCTGTTCTACCAAAATTATCTGGACTAAGATTTGATATGGAATCTTTTGCTGTATTTGTTAAATCTGTTATAGGTGTACTAATACCTAAAATTTCATTAAGTTCTTTATCAGTCCAACCAAGTCCATGAAGAGCATTTCTTAATATAAGACTATTTTCTTCACTCTTTCCAGCAAATAATGCTTTTATATCTTTTTTCTTTTCTTCTTTTATTTTTCCAATAGCACCAGATTTGCCACCACCAACTTTATGAGCATACTTTGTAAAAAAATCTTGCTCAACTAAATCTTGAATATCACTTCCATCATCACTTGCTATTAATTCATTAAGAGCATCTTCATGTGCTACTCTAACTTCTTCAGCTTGTTCTAATTGCCAATCAACAATCATCCATGCAGCCCATGCAGCCATTCCCCAAGGACCCAACATTCTTAAAGCTCCTCTACCAGCTTGAGCCCCTAACATTCTAGCAAATCCTGACCTCTTCCAAATTCTTCCTTTCATACTATTTTCAGGTGCTTTTGCCCAAGTTTTTTGAACATGTGCTTTCATCGCATCACCAGCTCTATTCATTATTGGAAGTCTCTTCAATAACGATGCTGCCATTGCAGTGTTTAATGCAACACTACCATATTTAGCTACATTTGAAGTAGCCATATAATCAGTAAATGTTACTTCAGGGTCTCCACCACCTGCAGCACCGCCTGATTCAGTATCATTTGTACCGTCTATTTCATCACTAGAAAAATCTACAAAAGAAGCAGCAATTAATCCTGCTAATACAACTCCCCACATTCTTGGACCTTTACCAATCATTGGTTTAAACTTAGCATAACTTTTACTATTTTTCCATGGTGCAAATATCTTCGCCCCTAATTTTGCTAAAGCAGGACCAAGAGCAAGAAATTTTAATTTAGTAAAATTCCAAATAGCTTTCATTTTTAATAAAACCGTTGCTATTACACCACCAGTAGCTCCACCCAATAATGAGGTTTTAATATCATCCATAAATCCACCATCTTCACCACCACCACTAGTACCAGCTCCAACACCAGCAGCTCCTCCAGCTAAATTCTTCATTCTTTCTCTACGTGCTTCTTCTTCTGCACGAAGGTCAGTATTTCTTTGTCTATCTAATTCATCATTTCTCTTTTTATCAGATGTTAAAACTTCACCTATAGATTCTTCGACATTAAGATCATGAACATAAAGTGAACGTTTTTTAGTAGCATTATCTGAAAGCAATGTTAATGATTCATCCATACTCTTAAAGAATTTTTTAGACTCTAATAAATGTCTTCTACTATTTCTAGTATCTGATAAAATTGAATATAGTAGCTCATTAGTACTATCAACATCAACAAAAGCTTGTCCACCATAGTATTCTAATAATTCGTTAGTATCGCGTGCATATTTCACTGCAATCTGAGCGAGATGATACATATTTGTTTGAGTAACATAATCTCTTTTTGCTATTTCGCGCGTTGATTCACCAGCTGCTATTGCTCTTTTACGACCAGGCTCAACCCTTCGTTCTTCATTTAATATCGCTGAGGCTTGGGCTGATATAAATCTACGTTGAAAGTCTTTATTATCATCAACAACTATTCCACTAAGGTCTGTTCCTTCTTGTGTAGTTGCTTGTAATTTTTCTGCGCGTTGTAATGCTTCAGCTTCTCTGAGCATATCAGTAGCACTAGATTTATTCAGCTGTCTTAGCTGACTTACAATCTCTTGCAATAATCCTGAATTTGGTTCTGCTTTAGGCATTCTTTTTATTCCTTTCGTTTATTTCTTTAATACGTTGCTCTAAAAGAGTAATATATACTTCCCTTTCCCACGGCATCATATTATCTAATTCTTCTAATCTAAAATTATGTTGATTAATCAACGCAAAATTTAATTTATAATAACTCGCTACACTACTGTGTGAAAGGGATATTAAAAAAAATCAGTTAATCCATTTAATGAAATACTATTTTCTTTACCACATTTTTCACAATCATAATCCATATCATAAGATAAATAAGGCACATTAGCTAATACTTCCACTATTTCATTAAATTGATCTGTATTTAAACTCTCAACAAATTCACGTACTTCTTTATCTGTAGCATTTTTTACAACGTGTGTTTCTTCACCACTATAAATTGTTTCAAGAGAAGCTACAATCATATTAATAACAGTTTGTGTTTCACTATCATTTCTTAATTCTTTCTGTCTATCTTTCATTGTATGCCATTTTAAATCAATACTTATATCATCTGTTAATTTAATATGTTTATCTATTTTATTTTCAAGATTTGTAACTTTTACTTCTTCTAAATTAATTTTCACTTCATTAACTTCTTCACAATGTTCACACTTAGGTGCTAACTTAATACCTTCACCTACAGACTTGCTTCGTAAAGTTACAAATATAAATTCAACATCAAAAGTAGTTAAATCATCTATATTAATCGGTGATTCTACACACAATTGAATAACATCAATTACTGCTTGTTCAATTTGATTTTCATCATTAGATTCCATTGCAATCAATAAAATCTTTTCTTCTTTGACCACGTATGGTCTGTATGTTATAGCTTCGCCTGTTGAGGGCACAATCATATCATACTTTGGGGTTGCTAGTATTGGCAACATATCAATCTCTCTCCATTATTATTAAATTAAATTTTAAAACTCCAAGTAAATCTACGTTTTTGAGGTTTTGGTAGACCATGTGGAATTGCTGACCCTAGATTAGGTATTCTTTGACCTCTAGGTAAACCATGACTAATTGCTGTTTGTTGTCTAGCTTGATTAGCTATACGATGCGATTGTCCTTTTTGAGGTTCACCAAAAGGAATTGCTGGTTTGGTTGCAAAATCAGGTGGACCACCTTGAGCTCTACTACTAAGGTCTTGAGCTCTAGGCTGACCATGAGGAATAGCTGGTCTCCTTTGTTGATTTTGAATCTCATTTATTTGGCCAAACCTAGGTTCACCATGAGGAATTGCTTGTTTAGGTGCAAAGTCAGGTGGACCACCTTGACCTGCAGCACTAAGGTCTTGAACTCGAGGTTGGCCTTCAGGGATTGCAGATCTTAATTCGCGCATTTCTTGAATTCGAGGTTCACCAAAAGGAATTGCTGGTTCTAATTCTATTTGTTCCATTCCTTCTTCTATATTTATTAATCTCCAATTATCATATTCCCAAGTAACTGTTACTTGCATTAAACTTTCTTGGTCATTACCTAATTCAACTTGACTAATTTGTCTAGGATATGCATTCTCTAATTTAATTGCATATCCAATTTGTTCTTCTACATTTCCATATAATGCTTGTATTTCCACATCAGCACAATAGTCATCTTTATACATTGTCTTATAATGATTACCTGTACTATCTATAATCATCTCCATCCATGTATCAAAATACTTTTTCATATAATAATCACTTGTTAATAAAAATGTCATAGTTACTTCATCTGTAGTCATTGAATATGGTTTCTTTGCTACATTATGATCATGTTTAGCTTCAGTTGTAGTTATAAGTTTACCAGGAAGTGTAACATTTGTACATAATAAATATGTATCTCTTCCACCAAGTATATATTCAGCAAATTTATGTTCTTCTTTTTTTGATTTATGATTTGGTATTTGTTTTGCTTCCTTTTGTAAATAATCAAATGGTCCAGCAGCTGTAATTGGACTTACCTCATCCTTTTTTATTGGATGCGTAATATGTACTTTATATCTATTACCACGTGCTATACCACCACGACGGGTAAGAGTTGATTTTAAAGTATCAATAGATACGTCTGCCATTAGTATTGTTTCCTTGAATCTGACCAAACTTTACCTTGACCAGCTTTCTTAAATGTTGCTGTTTGTAAAAATATTGCTATATTCCATTCTGCTGCATTTACTTTCATTATATCTGAAGATACATTTTCTGAAAGATAATGTTTAAAGCATGGTTTAAAGTATTTATAGTTCTTTGTTGCTTTTAATAAGTTATATGTAATCCTAAATTTAGTTGATGCATTAAACTTTTTATTAGATACAATATCGCCTAATTTATCTAAAAAAATAGCACGAACTTTAGGTGGTAAATAGTGTAAATTAATACCATAAAAACCATCTTTAGCAGGACCAACAATAATGCTTAATGGAAATGTATCATAGTACGGTAAAGTTTTTTTAAGCTTTGGGTCATAAACAAACATACACATATCACCAGCTCTAGTATTTGTTTTTTTCTCAAGCCTCTCATCTCGAAGAATTTTTCTACCTATTGGTCCTAATTCTTCTGCTTTCTTTTGAAACCATACTGAAGCTTCTTTAGAACGAGCTTGTATTCCCTTACGGAATGCTTCTGATTCTAACTTATCAAATAAACTAGCCACTAAAAGTCTCCATTAGTTGTGGTCCAAAGGTTACCATTATATATGCAATGATACCTATACCCATTAAACCTATTAACATCCATTTCATTTTAAAATCATTTACTAACATTTGAAAACCTATTATCTCGTTACC